ACAAATCCATACAGACACGGTCGTATTCCAAAAATCTTCTATACCATCATCAATATGAATAGTCGCTTGGGTTACAGACTCAATCTAGAAACTTCAAATACAGAAGCTTGGAGAAAGCGTAAATCTGTTCCGGTATTCAAATATCAAATGGGATCTAATCACTAGGAAATACATTATGAAATTCGTGGTCCGCCCTTTGAAATTGTTGTCAAGGTTCTTAAATTGCAACAATTTTAAAGGTAACGATATGTTGAATATAAACAAACAGTGGAAATATCTCCACAATACGAAAACTCTTCAATCTAAACACGTAATACAACGCGCCGTTCTTCGAGCTATGGAGAAGACTGACGACGCAAACAAAGCTATTGATATCATTTTCCGAGATTTGATAAAATCCTTTGCTCCAAGAACTAATAAGAATGCTCGTGATAATGGCTATGGATCATTACAAGCAATACATCAGGCTCTAAAAGATGCTTTGATTGATTCAGGATTGATGCAACAAGTTCTTGGAGTATCGATCAACAAATTAGGAGATTTCAAGGAAGCGAAATATTTGAAATTTCTTCGGACGTTTAGTGCCCATAGAATAGACGAATATTACAACAGACATTATGTCTATATTTTCGTTCGTCAGGATATTTTTCCAGAATATCAATTAGTTCAAGCAGCTCATGTAGCATTAAAAATCGGTTGGTTTATAAGAAATGAGGATATGGGATCAAATCCAAGTGAATTGTATTTTACAGTTATTGGCGTAAAGGATTTGGATGCACTACGTAACGTAGCAAATCATCTGAATAAACGCCATATTTCTTGGGAATGGTTCCATGAACCAGATATTAACGAGCCAACAGCAATTGCCACGTATCCAATACCCATTCGAGAACGTGGGGATTTGTTGCAATATAAGCTTCTTCGCTTTAATAGAGTTGTTGATTAAGGAAATCGCCTATATAATTGTTAGAATGGTAGTAAACAGCTGACTAAAGGTGTTCAAGACGCGGGTGCGATTCCCGCCAGGTCCACCAAAAGCGCTTAGCTGGTCGTAGCCAGAAACAAAATCTAATGTCGGGTATAGGATTTGTGTTCTAAGCGTTTTTGATGGGCCTGACTAGCTTCGATTGGGCAAGTAATAAACCATCTGCTACCGGACAAGCGAAATGTCCTTAAATGCCGCAAACGTATAAATGCAAACGTAAGTGCATTCGAGGAAGTTGAGTTAGCTTTGGCTGCTTAACCAATCTGGGGTTTCGGTGGGTGTCCTTATCAACCAATCACCCACCATTAATTCCAAAGGATACATTATGGCAATTGCGATCATTGTATATTGTAAAGATCATCCCAACTATAAAGCTCTTAAACCACCCAAGAAATGCGATGGTTGTTGGTCGGTTTATAATGCCAAATGGAGTGCAAATTTCCGTAACGAATTTGGTGACGGATCGATTCTATCTGGTAATAGTGATTTGAATATTTCGAGTGTTGAACATGACTTCAAAGACTGAAGATAAAATCAAATTCTCCCAAGCCGTAGAGTCGCTGGCTAATAATCAGAATATTACTCATCTTGAGGCTTTGGTTCAGTATTGTGAAGAGAATGATGTGGAAAGTGAAGTAGTTAAAAAGCTTATAACACCATCTCTCAAAGCTAAATTGAAGGTTGATGCCCAGGCACTTCATTACCTGCCTGGAGGAAAAGATTCTAAGTTACCATTTGGAGAGTAATGGTGGAAGAACCAGTCAAAGATAGAAGACAATATGTAAGAGCGGCTGTTCCTGATAATACCTTCGCATACATTTATTACAAGCAAGGTAACCAAACCAAAAGACTGAAATCTAAAATAGAGAATTTGTCTCCCAATGGAATTTCTTTGAATACCAAAGGATATGGTTGTAAAACTGGAGCCAAATATCATATAGTTATTGTAATTCATCTACAAAACGTCGCAAACGTTACCAAAATTTATCATATGGATGCTACAGTAGTTCATAAAACTAATGATAAGACTGGTTTTTACATGGTGAGAAGGATTAAAGATAAATGTTGATTAAACAATCTCGTTCTGTGTATGGAACCTCATCTTATAGTGGCCATAAAGACTTCAATCACCAGGAAATAAGCGACGAAGTTAATAATGGACGACACAAGATGTGGTCTGTTTCTGGTGATTATTATTTTCCTTGCGAGAAAACTGTTGAATGCGTTCCTCCAGGTCAGTACATACCAACAATTAGCGATCAGCGTGGTCCTTTCTTGGTCCGCAAGGAAATCGATTTGGATGAACTGTTCAATTTGCCTGATTGTAAATCAGACGGAGTGATCAGATCAATTAAGGAGTTCTGGACTAAAAAGGAAATATTTACCAAATTCAAATTTCTATGGAAAAGAGGAATATTGCTTTGGGGTCCTCCTGGGTCAGGAAAGACATCCTGTCTCCAACAGGTTTCTTTGGAAGTCATAGCTATGGGTGGTGTATCTCTATACTGCATCAATCCCGACGTTACAGCGGAAGTGTTAAGAATCTTCAGAAGAATTGAACCAGAAAGACCAGTTCTTGTGATTATTGAGGATATTGATTCCGTTGTAGAGAATCAAGGCGAGCATTCCATATTAGCTCTATTGGATGGAGAATTACAAATTGATAATGTTGTGTTTATAGCCACAACAAATTATCCGGAAAAATTGGATAAGAGGCTTTCAAAGCGTCCATCCCGTTTTGATGATGTAGTTTATATTGGAATGCCAAGCAAAGAATCTCGTAGGTTATATTTTCAAAGGAAGAATCCAAGACTCCTTGATAATAAAGAGGAATTGGAGAATTGGGTCAATGTTACAGAAGGATTCTCGATTGCATTTCTCAAGGAAGTTGTAGTGGCTGTTGAATGTCTTGGTTCAGGTTTCGAAGAAACCATAGAACGTCTCAAGAAATTGCAACAAAATAAACAAACATCCGAGAGCACTCCGGATACACCATCAATAGGGTTCATATGAAACAATTAATTTTAATGGTTTGCTTAGTATTGTCTGGCTGTAGTGCTGGATTGGAGTATCCAAGAACCAGATTAACCAACGAGATGTTGAACGCAACTAATTCCTGTTTGGATCATGGAGGAGTGTATACGTTTAATGTTTTTGTAAACGAAGAATTGCCAAATAAAGGTCCAATTGTGGGCGTTAAATGTATGGACGAAAAATATTTCGAAGTTTTGAGAGATTCTTCGAAGAATTGAGCTAAATAGAGCGTACATCATGAACCGGAGCAAATCCGGATTGAATTTACACATAAGTTACACATAGTACGCATAGATAAGACAGAGGATATTACATATGGTAGATTTTGCTAAACTCCGCAAAGGAAACTCCACCGAGAGATTAACCAAGGCTCTCGAATCTCAAAACAAGAAATTTTCTAAGGACGAACGTTATTGGTCTCCAACATTGGATAAGGCCGGTAATGGATTCGCAGTAATCCGTTTCATGGATTCGCCATTTGTTGATGGCGATGATGGTGTTCCATTCGTTACTATTTGGACCAATGCATTCAAAGGCCCAGGTGGATGGTATATCGAGAATTCCTTGACCACCCTTAACCTTCCAGATCCAGTTGCGGAGCTTAATAAGGCTCTTTGGGATACTGGAGTTGAAGCCAATAAAGATCGCGCGCGAGTCCAGAAGCGTAAGTTGAATAATATCAGCAATATTTTGGTTGTGAAGGATCCAGCTAATACATCAGCCGAAGGGAAAGTTTTCCTTTACAAGTATGGTGTCAAGATCATGGAAAAGATCAAGGACAAGCTTGGAATGGAAGTGAGCCGAGAGGAAGGTGCTTATGTTGATCCGGACGAAGTGAAGTTCAATCCATTCAACTTCTGGGAAGGAGCCGATTTCAAGCTCAAGATACGTAAAGTTGCTGACTTCCCAAATTATGATAAGTCTGAATTTGCATCACCATCGGCTTTATTTAATGGTGATGATAAGAAGATTGAAGAGCTTTGGAAGAGTCTTTATAGCCTTAATGCTGAAGTTGCTCCAGATAAGTTCAAGAGCTATGATGAGCTTAAGAAGCGTTTGGACAAAGTTCTTGGTACTTCTTCTGGTCCAGCTCCTGCCCGCGCGGGACAGGCTAAATTGGAAGAAGATGCTCCACCTTCCAAAGAAGAGATGGAACAGGAAATTGCCGAGGCAACTAAGGCTACTCCAAGCGAAGAAGGTGATCCATACTCTTCTTTTGCAAGGCTCGCTGACGCCGATTAAGTCAGCTGGTGGAAGGCTCAACCGTAACTGGTTGTCCCCAATAAGGCCAGGCGAGAAATCGCTTGGCCTTTCTTTTAAAATTTAGCTTTACTTTTACGAAATAGACGCGTAGAATAAATTCCGCTGAGTAGATAAACCGACGTGATAATAAAATCCGAGGATAGTTGTATGAAGCGTTAATAAAGTCTTGTAGATAAATTAAATTAGATTAAATATAGATAATGCCGCTGGATTTTAATGGGTCACTCATAGAAACTTATTAAAATCGGATGGAGCCTCCAGAAAATAGCCTGATCAACTATGAGTATGTACAAAGCGTAGAAGTCCCAAGGCGGGAAATAATTGATAGAAACTGAAATGGGCTATTCCCTAATGTCCGAGTCTGGGGATAGCCCATTCCCATTACATCCTACCTAAAGCTCCATATCCTTGGGGCGCGTCGAATAGATCGCCATTCAAAGCGTCTGCAGATGTATCTGGATTTCTTGGACTTACTATAACGCCTATTGGATTAGGAGAGGGAGCTGGTACAACTGTCGTCTTATTACCGCCTTTGACCACTATTACCTGAGGGCTGGAATCCTGTTCATCTTCTAAATCAATATTGTCTTTGGTAGCCTGAGTGAACGCCGTTAGTAGCGATTTTTGGGGCTGCGTAGGCTTTGCTTTCAAACTATCAAATTCCGATTGATGTTCCGAAATATATTTCTGGGCACGTTTGGATGTTCCACCTCGTGTATCACCCGTTTTAGCTTCAATCAGAGTTTTATATTGTTCTGGTAGATCGTCTGGACCATGAACTTCACTATCACCATAATTGTGATATTTCTTACCATTCAATTCAAAATTACCATTACCAAGAGCCTTTAGACCATAATCCTGTTCTAATTGCTTGAATGGAGCCATACCACGGTCGTATTCATATTTGGCAATTCTATCTGTAGCATAAGCGATACCAGCTGTAGCGGCAACAGGTCCTATCTTGGTTACAAGAAATTCTGCCAAAGCTGGTCCGAATCTTTCTAGCAATGGAATTAACTTCTCGACTCCCTTCTTGATCAATCCCCAGGTTCTGCTAGCTATCCAAGCAGTTACTTTTCCAATCTCTCGGAATACTCTTGCGATATTTTTACCAATAAGTTTTATTGCTCCCCAAGCCATCTTAAGGAGATTCCATAAATTGGCTAGTGTACCCAATAACCCTCCATTGGAGGATCTTCTTCCCAATAAAGTATCCAATTTCTTTTTCATTTCATCCAATGAAGCCTGAATCTTGTCTAATTTTTCTCTATTGGATTTGGCATCGTCCTCTTGTTGGACGAATTCCTTTGTGTGTTGAGCAGTTTGTTGATCCTGAGATAGATTGGTTTGTAATTTGGATATTTCTGAAGGAACATTTTCAGTTGGTATTCTCTGCACTCCGGAAAGAGATGTTTTTTCTGGTTTGGATACTCTTTCATGGCTTGGATTACCTTTCCCAATCGAGAATACTTTCTCAGCAAATCCTTTGTTAGTTAATCCACCAAGGAATGATTTGAAAAACGAAGAACTCTTATTGGTTCTCGGCATAGCCGGACCAAGAGGCTTTTTCTGTCCAAGAAGAAATTGATGTATTTCATCCAGACTAGCTCTTATAATCTTCAGATCTTCATTGTTGGTGATTTTGGCTACAGCAGGACGTTGTACAGACTTTGGAGCAACATATGGAACTGTAGGCTTTGGTTCTTCAAATTCTGGTTGCTTCTTTACAAGCTTTGCCGCGACATTCTTACCAACGAGATTTTGAACAGTGGTTTCTGCTTTAGACTTAGGTCTATCAATCAATCCTTCTTCGGACATTCTATCTAGAAGCTTTTTAGCAAGAGCACGACTGATGGAAAGACGAAACGCGAGAATTCTCTCATCCATCTTTCCTTCCTTTTGTATCAAGGCTACAGCTTTATCGTATAATTCATCTTCAGACAAGTCCTTATTTTTGGTTTCTCTCGAAGCAGACTTTACCTTTGTTTTTTCTTTCTTGGATTTATCTTCTGGTTTCTTTTCTGTTTGTTTCTTTGGTTCAGTCTTTGGCTCTGGTTTACCAGCGTTCATTAACTCCTTAACACTAGGAGGAATATCCAAATTTTGGTCCTTGAATGACTTTAGAAGTTCATCCAATGTTATTCCAGCAGGTGTTTTCTTACGATTAGCCATTTATCAATCTCTTTTAATTTTTGGTGGTCTATTTCCTTTCTTGGAAGCAGCCCTTCTTGATGATTCCTGTAATTTCAATTTCAAATTCTCTTCTTCGATAGCCTTTACCATCATAGCCAAATATATGTCTCGTTCCCAAGGCACCATTTGATCAAATATTCTGGTGTCTAGTTTATGGTGATAAAGGAGGTTAAAGTTAGTTTCGAAGTGCTGCCTGAGTGCATTTTCAGGCAGCACTATACGAAAAAATCAGCTAATCCTTCCAATTTAATTTCATGTTTGTAATCGCACTTTGGACATACCGTATTAATTGTATGTGTTATAGATGGTATATTGTCAATGAATTTCAAAATTTTCTCTTCGAATATTGATTGCTGTATACCTTGCACGAAGTCAAAAAGTTCTTCTGGTTCAGCATCATCAGCTTTTATTACAGACGATTCGTCATAGATGTAATCAAGACACATAGCTGCCAACATATGATCCTGAAGCGTTTGTTTAACTGTCAAAGCCTTCTGAGTTGCTTCGAACGTTGGAAGGCGCATTACAATTCCCACCTTGTCATTGAGTTGTATCTTACAAGAATCCTTCTCCACTATTGGTAATTGAATTTGTCTGAGATCCACTGAACATTCTATAATCATACCACAATCTATAGTTTGACTAGCCAATACAACAGGATTTTTACACTTGAAATGTAGTGGAATATTCTCTCCGGATGATTTGGATTGAATCTGAATGAATAACCACTCCAAATCAATCATAGGAAGCTTGCTGACGTCAATTGACTTATCTACCAAGCAATTTGATAGAATTTGCTTTAGAGCCTCTACCATGGTTTGCAATTCGCCGCTTTCCTTGGCCATCATCAATATGGTACCTTCCTTTACTGTGAATGGAGTGAATTGAACAGGCTTGGAACTGGATGAAATGTTGGTGTTGTAGATAGGCAAATCAATTTTTGGTAAAGCCATAATGAATCCTCAGAATAGTGTAGAAAGTGTACTTGGTCCGAAAATTTGATTGGTGATGTTATTTACTCCAACGCCAAAATTCGTTCCTAGTCCTAGTTGATTGGTAAAATTGTTAACTGCTTGATCAAAGAATGGAACAGGGATGCTTTGTGATAACCACTTGGTATATAGGAATGTAACCGTAAGTCTATGCGTGTTATTATCGGACCAATTTGTTGTTAATGGACTAATAGATACAGGCATACATTCCAGAGCCTTTGCTACATAAACCAAGTAACCTTCCTGATTGTATTGACGTATCTGTATAGTTCCTTCGTATTGGGAATTGCCTTGACTATCCTGTCTATATGATATGAGACCGGCGTTGTTACCATCAAGACCAATACAAAGATTCATCCAATTATCAAATAACTTCTTCTCCATCATTTGTCCATTACAGAAAAATGTTAAAGTCAATGGAGTGAAATTGAAATGGTGAGGTATGCGTCTGGTAAAACCGTAGTGACGATATTCTATTGGTACAATTTCAATACCAGGTAATTCAGAAGCTTCGCACTGCAAAGAAAGTTCCTTTGCCCCGAATGATCCGTATGGACCACCAACCAAACCGCTGATCTTATTTACGATTGGTTGTAATAATTGAGCTGGATCAACAAATCCTAATAAAGTTTGAACTATGGGACTTGGTTGAACCAATTGTTGGGGTAGGGTTATTAATACATCAAATTTATCTGCAGATACTCTTTCGCTGTATCCGGCTAAATTAGATCTGAAATTATTGATATCGAATGCCATGCTAGTAAGGTCTCTTGCCCATCCACTTGGCTGTGGGCATTTTGATTATTTTGTTGTAATGACTTGGGTCAATATTAATGTATACACTTTCTACATGGGTTTTAAGGTAACGCTTGATACAGGGTTTAACGTCTTCAAAATTGGATGCGGCTTTAAGGAACATATAATCAACCATAATTCTAAGACGAGGATTTCTCTTATATGTAACCTGATGTTTTAGAAGTTGATCCAATAGAATTTTTCTGGTTCTCTGTGGGACGTAGTGAAGATTAAGGCCAAGAAATCCATCCTTATAAGGATGAATTGGTAGACATAATGGAAACTTGTCCCATGTTGGTAATATTTCCTTCAACTTAGCGTCATAAACAAAATGGGTAAGAACTCCAATTGTTGGATAACGTGCTGTAGTACCAAATTTTTTAACATCATTGATCATGGATAAATACTATATCAAGTCTTACCAATATTTATCTATTATGCCGAAGTATCTTCAAGGATTGTTTAGGCCAATTCATCCCCAAAAATATCGTGGTAATATAACCAATATTATCTATCGTTCTAGCTGGGAGATGGCTTTTATGTGTCGTTTGGATAAGGATCCAAATATAATTGAATGGTCCTCCGAAGAAACCATTATTCCATATGTATCTCCTGTGGATGGAGAATTTCATAGATACTTTGTAGATTTTCATTTCAAAACAGCTGATGGTAAGACACATCTGGTTGAAATTAAACCTCATAAACAAACTATACAACCAAAGAATCCTAAAACCAAGAAAGCCACAAAACGATTCATGCAGGAAATACAAACGTATGCTGTTAATATGGCTAAATGGCGCGCGGCAAATGAATTCTGTGAGGAACGTGGTTGGGATTTCAAGGTTTTAACAGAAAATGATTTGGGATTTGGTACCCTAAATACCAAACGTAAACAGCCAATTAAGAGACACTAATGGCGAGTATTTTTTCTATAGGTTCAATGTTGGATCCTTTGATCTCCCAAGGTCAAAATCCCAAAGGTCAAGGTCCACTTTCTGCCTTAACAAGTGGATCTTCATCATATAATTTGAACGTATTGAAGTATCCGGATAATGTTGGTTCATCCGACGTTCCGCATTATGTTGTGTTCAACATCTATTTACCAAATAACGATCCTTACCTAAAGAATAAGAGTGTTGGCACATCGGACGTTCAGAGTAAGAGCCAGAAAAATATAGATTATTTGTCGTCTCCTGGTGGAAAGCAACAGAATGCCAACATAACGGCAAGTGGAGTAGCTACTGCGGCGACCATAACTGGAGCGCAAGCAGCTATTCAACAATTCAGTCAACCAGGAAATGGATTTGTTGATTCATTAGGTAATGCAGCCGGAACAGCTGCTAAGACTGCTGTTGAAGGAGCTGTCGTATCTCAACTAACGGATACAATTAGCTTCAAACCCAAAATAACAAGAATACAAGAATCGATTGCTATATACATGCCAGATACAATCATGACGTCTTTTAATCATGATTACAGTACCATATCGGCTACCGAAGCTTTAGGAAAACTTGGATTGGCTTCTGCTTTGGGAACCGATTTAGCGCAAGGAATGCCCAATAATGTAAGAGGTTGGGCAGAAGGTTTACTTTCTGGTGGAGTATTCAAACAGGCTTTTTCAAACCTAAAGAACTCGGATGCAGGCAGAGAAACAGCCGGAGCGTTAACTGAAGCTTCTGGATTGGTGGGACCAGGTTACACGGATTTATTGTTGAAAAGTTCCGGAATTTCTATTAATCCCCAGGTGGAATTGATCTATAGAGGAACGCAGAATCGTTCTTTCATATTCGAATTCAAATTCCAGCCAAGATCGGCTCAGGAAGCTCAGACCATACAGAATATTATTCATACATTTAAGTTGTATAGCAGTCCTTCCATCAACAATACTGGTCTAGGTCGCTATTTCATAGTTCCTGGTCAATTTGATATTACGTTTAAATTTGGAAATGTAACCAATCAATATATAAGTCAGATTAGCACTTGCGTTCTAGAAGCCATAGACATTAATTATGCTGGTGCGGGTCAATTCGCTTCTATGGTTGATGGAGCACCAGCAGATATAACTCTTCAATTACGATTCAAGGAAGGTGAGATTATAACCAGAGAATTGATTGCAGCCAAAGGTGGTTTCTGATGAAATACTTTGAACAATTCCCTAATTTTCTTTATACCTTTGATGATCCATCGTTAAACAATTTCCAACAGGTAACAGACATATTCACGCGCGTCCGTATGTTGGATTCTGTTATTAACAATATATCTGTATATTACACTTATGATGTTAATGATGGAGATACTCCGGACGGAATAGCTTCAAAATACTATAACGATCCAGACAGATCTTGGATTATTTTGTTTACCAACAAAATCATCGATCCATATTTTCAATGGCCATTAGATCAGAACGCTTTAGAGCAGGTCATGATTAATAATTATGGATCTGTTGCTAATGCTCAAATAACAACAGATCATATCGAGAAACAAACCGTTGTAATCTCTACCAAATACCAAAGTTCAAACATACAGACATATGTTTGTTCAATACCTAATACAGTAGTTTCTATTGATGGTTCAAGTATTTTACCAACAGTAAATACTCCTGTGATACATGTTGGTTCAAATAACATTGTCACGTTTAGTGATGGTTCCAGTGTTGATACTTCAGTTGTACTAACTTGGGTTTCGGCTTATGACCAAATCATACAGAATAACGAAGCAAACCGAACCATAAAGTTAATTCAGCCTGGATATGTTCAACAAATTGAAACTGAATTACAGAATTTACTTAATCAATAATGTCTAATCCGGCTACATCAAATACCAGTACAACTCCTAGCAATCCACCAGGATTAATATATTCTGGGGATTACTACCTCAAAGCTTTGACCATAATAACATCAGATGGTCAAATAGTTGACCTCAAAAATAATTACATTGAACTAAATATTTACGAGGATTTATTTGCTGCTTGTATGACTGGGACCGTATTAATGGGTGATGCATTGGATCTTGTTGCAAATTTCAAGCTTCACGGCAATGAATGGTTACAGATAGAAGTTGATAAACCATCTCTTAATAAACCAATACAGAAGGTTTTTCGAATCTATAAAATTGGTAAAAGAGATTTCAAGACAGCTAGCCTTCAGAATTACATAATTTATTTTTGTTCCGAAGAGATGGTTTTATCTAGTCAGCGTTTCATGTCGAAATCATACAAAGGTATGATAATTAGTGACATGGTTAAAGACATAATGTTGAACCAATTGGGGGTATCTTCCAATAAGTCTTCTAACGGTTTATGGGATAAAACAACAGGTCTTTTCAATATTATCGTACCAAGGATGAATCCATTAGAAGCTATCCAGTGGTTATCAACCAGAGCCTATTCGTCTACAGGAACATTATTCTTTTTCTTCGAGAATAGGGATGGTTTTAATTTTGTCTCTTACGAAACTTTGGCAAAGATACCTGTTTACCAGAAATATTACAAAATTCCTAAGTTAACAACAAACGCGCAAGACAACATAAATAGCGTTAACTACCTGCAAATTGTGCAGGATTTTGATATACTTTCTTCTGGAAGATACGGAGCGTTTGGAAGCTCTATCATTACTTATGATTTGGTCAACAGGAAATTTAGTGGAGCCCAGTTTGATCCAAACCAATTTACTTTGTTGAACGACAATCTTCCGATAAATTCAACAAAGAACCGATTTAATAGTCCAATATTAGGTAATTCTGATTATCTTCTGAAATTTTATCCAACAGCCGATAGTGACCCAAAGTCAAATGGTTCGTATCCGGAAAATTGGCTTTAGAAGAAGTCGATGAAATTAGCCCAATTGAATCAATTCAAAATGGTTATTTCGATTCCTGGGGATATACTTATGAAGGTGGGTAGAATTGTTGATGTAGAATTACCAAAAGCTGTTCCTCAGAACTCTGCTGGTAATCAGATAAACGAAACGAGATCTGGTTCATATTTGGTAAGCGCTGTGCATCATATATTTATCAACGACGTGTCCACTACAGTTATGGAATTATTGAGCGATT